GATACTGATCGAAAACCTCAATCTTTACATAATAAAACTTATACTGCTACAGTTATTGACAGCACCTCAAAATCAACTGTGCTTACTAAACAACTGGTCCCAACAGATTATGAAAAGGGACTACTTGTACTCAAGTTAGATCATAGTGAAACTGATGCTTTAACTGCAAAATTATATGATCTTGTTATTACTTATACAGTCACAGATGTACCAGGAAGTTATGGCGGATCCAGTGATCAAAATAATAGAATTACTTTTGTGTTAGAAGTTAGAGATGGTGCAGTACCAGAACTAAGGCCAAGCGAAACTGTAACAGTGTTTACACCTGATGGAGATGATAAAATAGGTGGAAGAATGACTGGGCCTGCTCTGAATAACAGCACCAGTGGATTAAACACAGTACAAGTTTATCTAACTAATTATACTGGTACATACAAAATACAAGCCTCCCTAAGTTTACAACCATTGGATGCTGATTTCTTTGACGTTCCTGGACAAAGTTATACAGTATCATCTACAACAATAGTAGATTATCATACATTTATTGGTATGTATAATTATGTAAGATTAGTACACACACCTGCCGCTGGAAACGCCGGAACACTTGACAAAGTAGTTTATAGAAGTTAATATCATAATATGATTGTTTTAGATTTTATTCGTCAGCACATGCCTGCTGGTTGGAAACATACACCCAGCGGATGGATAAGTGGTAACTGTCCTATGTGTAGCCAACGAGGACACAACCCTGATAAACGTGGCAGAGGTGGCATACGTTTTGAAGATGATCATTTTCAATACAATTGTTTTAATTGTGGATATAAAACAGGCTGGAGTGAAGGTAATCGTATTAGCAAAAAATTACAAGATCTATTACAAATCTTTGGAGTTGATCAAGCAGATATTCAACGGTTAAACTTAGAACTATTACGAGAGCAAGACAGTAAAGATATCAGTAAACAGTTTATCAAAGAACAAAAAGAAACAAAAATATCTATTGATTGGCAACCAATGGAACTACCACCCAAAAGTTTTCAAATTGGTAACTATCCATTGGATACACTTAATAAAAAACAATTAGAACAGTTGGCACTAGCATGCACTTATATAATGAAGCGTGGATTGGACTTTAGTGAACATTGGCATTGGTCACCATTTATGCATTTTGCCAATAGAGTAATACTACCATTTTATCACAAAGGTGTAATAGTTGGATATACTGCTAGATGGGTAAGTGATGAAAGACCAGATGCAATGCCCAAATATTTTAATCAAATGCCAAAAAACTTTGTGTATAATTTAGATTCACAACACAAACATGATACTGTGATTGTAACAGAAGGTCAATTTGATGCACTACATGTGGGAGGTGTAGCACTGGCAGGAAATACACCAAATACCACACAGTGCAGTATTATAGAAGCATTAGGAAAAAATATTGTATTACTTCCTGATTTTGATAAAGCTGGAATTGATACAGTAAATACAGCAATTAAGAGAGGATGGGCTGTAAGTTTTCCTCCTTGGGAAAATGATATTAAAGATGCAAGTGATGCAGTTGAAAGATATGGTCGCTTGTTTACAGTTAGGAGCATATTAGAAAGTGTACAGACCTCACGGACGAAGATTCGAATACTATCAAAATCATACTGTAATAGATAAGGAACTGCCATTGTTTTATGCCGAAAGAAAAAGCAAAAATAAATGGGTAAAAAAATTTGCATACTTACCAAAGTTTTTACAAGGAAAAGTAGTATGGTTAAGTGATTATTACGAAAAACAAAAACATTGCTATATAAATGGTAAACTTGACACACTATATATAGAATGTTATACTAAAGAGTATTATATAGGAAAAAAATTGATGGGTGAACTATGAGTGAAGACTACAGTGCCGATCTACAAAAGTTGTACTTGGAGTTTTTGTTGGCAGACAAAGACTTGTTTGTACGTTGTAATGCTATATTAGATAGCAATTATTTTGATAGACAGTTCAGAGACACAGTAGAATTTATACAACAACATGTTGAGCAGTACAGTGATGTTCCGATGTTGGAGCAGGTACAAGCTGTAAGTGGTATTGAAGTACAAGACGTAAAGCAAAAAATAAACGATGAACACAGAAATTGGTTCATGGATAACTTTGAGCAGTTTTGTAGACACAAAGCATTAGAAGGTGCAATACTTGCAAGTGCTGATAAACTAGAACGCAAAGAGTATGGCACAGTAGAAGGTTTAATAAAACAAGCAGTTGAAATAGGACTAGCAAAAGACTTTGGCACAGACTATTGGGAAGACCCAGCAGGACGTATACAAGCTATCAAAGACAGTAGAGGACAAAACAGTACTGGTTGGGAAACATTTGATAGAGTATTATATGGTGGATTTAACACAGGTGAATTGAATATATTTGCAGGTGGTTCAGGCAGTGGTAAAAGTTTGTTTATGCAAAACCTAGCATTAAACTGGGCATTACAAGGAAAGAATGTTGTTTACATAAGTTTGGAACTTAGTGAAGAATTATGTGCTATGCGACTTGATGCTATGCTTACAGGTATGGGTACAAAAGATGTAATGAAGAATACAGATGATGTTGCGTTACGTGTTAGGATGGCAAGTAAGAAAGCAGGCGGATTACAGATTGTACAAATGAAAAATGGATGCACAGTTAATGATATAAGAGCATACTTGAAAGAATTTCAGATACAAAATAATGTTAAAGTAGATGCATTGCTGGTAGACTATTTGGATCTTATGATGCCAATTACAGTTAAAGTAAATCCAAGTGATCAATTTGTAAAAGATAAATTTGTAAGTGAAGAATTGCGTAATCTAGCAATAGAACTTGGTATATTATTTGTAACTGCAAGTCAGTTAAATAGAAGTGCAGTAGATGAAATAGAATTTGACCACAGCCACATTGCAGGTGGTATTAGTAAGATTAATACTGCTGATAATCTTATTGGTATTTTTAGCAGTAGAGCAATGAGAGAACGTGGTCGTGTACAAATACAATTTATGAAAACACGTAGTAGTAGTGGTGTTGGTAGTAAATTGGATCTTGCTTTCAATATGGATAGTTTGAGAATTACAGACTTGGATGAAAGTGAACAAGAAGACGATCAAGGAGTTACAAGCATTTATCAAAAACTTAAAACAAAAAGCACTGTAGCACCAGCAGGAGAAACTGTTACTGAAAACAATATGGATGCAAATCCTCAAGTTGACGCAACTGATCGTTTAAAAAATTTATTGAGAAAGAGTGAATAGTGATTAGATTAATTAGCGAAGATGAAACACAAGTTTTAAATGATGATCCAGTGCGTCCGCATATTGAAAAGCTAGACAAATTAGGTAAACAGGTATTTGTACTTGATGATTTATCAGCTGTAATATGTACTTGTTATTGTAATGACGTACCTACAACTGAAGCTGAACTAGAAGAATATAGAAATGATCTTGGGTCTACATTAGTTGCTTACACTGTATGGAGTAACAAAAAAGGTGCAGGCAGAGATATTGTTAACAAATTACTTGATGTAGCTAAACAGCAAGATGTAAAACGTTTGGTAACTTTAAGTCCATTGACACAAATGGCTGAGCGTTTTCATATTAAAAATGGAGCAAAATTAATTAGTAAATCTGACACTTGTCAAAACTTTGAATATGAATTGAGCTGAAGCAAAGGTGCAGTGTACCTTATCTTTTATCTAAAATATGATTCCGAACTACAAACACATGTGTAAAAATTTTTTGAGTCATTAATATGAGCCTAGTTGAGCCTGTGTTTTGTGTTTGCATGCCATTGATGATGTTAGCTCTTATTAGAAATGGATCCTATGTTGAGAATCAATTACAACGCAAATGCCATAAGTGCTAGTCACCAATGCTCCAGCATTGATATTTACTAAATACTACTGATATGAAGCGAAAAACAAGATCAATTTTGGAAGAAATAAATGCAATGTCCCCAAAACGGGACACTAAGCAAATTGTTGAGTCCAATGCTACACAGGTAATAGTTACAGCTATTAACTTAATTAATCTTATCAATGAAAGTTTTGATGTTGAAACTGCCGCTGATCTAAACAAAAGATTAATTAATAGTATTAGAACAAAAGATCCTAAAAAGTTTCAAAGAGGAATTGGTAAAGTCAATGAAGATAAAAGACATAATAGGCGGAAGTAAAAAAAGAAAAAAACGTGGAAGCCGTATAAAAAGAATTATAGGTGATAGTTTACGATCACCCATTAAAGAAGGTGGAAAAATATTTCCAGATGCAATCCCTTTTGATCATTCAATGATTCCTGAAATTATGAAAAGCATTAATGGTGTGTTAAGTAAAACCAACACCAAAGCTATTCCAATTGGAAGCGGAGCAACTCCTACCAAAGGAAAAATGAGTGGAGATCTTGATATGATTGTTGATTTAGCTGATCTTCAACAGGCATATAAAATGCCAGACCAAGAAGCAAAAGTTATTAGAAAAAAACTTAGACAGCAATTTGATCTAGCTGGATTTAAAACTGCACAAAGTGGTACTAGTGTACATGTAGAAGTACCAATGACAGATCATACCCATCAAGTAGATATTATGGTAGTAGCAAATGCAGAAACAGCAAGTAAGTTTCATACACACAATATTCCACAAGGCAGTAAGTTTAAAGGTGTAAACAAAATGATTACCATAGCCAAGTTGGCTAAAGAGAAAGGTATGAAGTGGTCACCTTACAAAGGACTTGTGAATAGAGAAACAAATGAATTAATTTCAAGCGACTTAGATGATATAGCCAAACGTTTGTTAGGCCCTGATGCCCGAGGACAAGATTTGGGCAGTGTAGAAAGTATCCTTTCAGCATTGGGTAAAGAAGCAGGAGATGCACTATTGGCTGATCTAAGAGATGATCCAGGTTGGAAAGAGTTGGAATAATGAGATTTACTCAACTACTTGAGAATCAATTATGGGATAACCTAATGTCACAAAACAAAGGCGTGTTCTATCGTGGCACTGCTGGCGAAGGTAAAGGCACAGGGTTAGGAGCATTGGGTAACGGAGTTTATCTTACATGGACAGAAGGCATGGCAAAGGCGTTTGCTCAACATGTTGGCGGCGTAGTAAAAAAATTCAAAGTAAAACCAGGACTTAAAATGGCAGATGCACAAGGGCCTGAAGTGATTGCAATTAAAAAAGAAATGGGCTTTGAGCCTTGGGAATTTAGCAATGATGCGATGTTTGGCGGTATGATGACTATGGGACTCAAAGACCTAGGGTTTGATGGTGCTGTAAGTGACAAGCCCGCAGATGGAATTGTAATTTTTGATCCAAGTAACATTGAGGAAATTGAATAATGCGAGCAAAACAATTTCTAACTGAAGCTACCAATAAAGGCAGAGAATATAATCATTTAGAAGATTTAGTTACTTTTGAAGGTACCAAAGGTGCACTTAAGGCGGCTGAAATACTTACACGATTAGGACAAGATTCAAAAGATGTCAGCATAAAGTGGGACGGTAATCCAACATTGTTTTGGGGTCGTGAACCAGACGGCACTTTTGTAATGACTGGTAAAAATGGTTGGGGTAGACAAAAAACATCAAGCAGTGATGGACTAAAAGATTTTATAATGAATACAGGTAAAGGCGAAGACTGGAGACAAGACTTTGCTAATAGCATGGGTAATATATTTGAGATACTAGAAGCAAATACACCAGCTGATA